CCTTCATGTATGCTAAAAAGAAGAAAGCTCCTTCCTTCCAAACCACAAACTCTGCTTCATCGTGGGGCTCCCCCCTACTTCTTAGTTGTTTGTCCCCTATTCATATTTTGGCGAAGGCACCCATTCGTAAGTCATCTTGACCGACTCAACATCGATCTCGAATCCTTCCGGATAGGCATCCCCGTTAACCAATTGTAACCTCTTACTACCCAACACTTTTTCAACCTTAAATAGACCCATACGACAGCCGATCTTACGCTGCCGTTTTAGTGATCTCATTAGTTGACTGTTCTTGAAGCTACGACGATGATTTTGTTCGTCAATAAACCTCAGTGCATCTGTCCTCTCTTCTTCACCCACAATTGTGTTGTTACTAGTAATGAACCCTGTTAGGAATGAGTGTTCCCAGAATCCATCCTCTTCACCAAAGAAACGAGCGAATCCAATCTGCTCGTGCGTTTTTCTCTCCTTCTTAATGTTCAAGATTTTCTTGTGCATAGAGAGCTCAGACGCTACGGCCTTCATCATGGAAGGTCTTACGAGGGTGGGTTGCGTTTGTCTTACCCATTTTTCCCCTTGGACGTCACAGCCTTCCAAAGCTGCGATCTCCACGTAATCCTGTGCGGTGTACTTGTGTGTGTGTGGCGGTCTTAAACCGAGACCACCGAGGCTCTGTGGAAGGAAGAAGGGTGTGTCTTTATCGACTCCTCCCAAACCACTTTTGCGGAACCTGTCCAACTTTTTCAGTTGAATGTTGTTATAAGTGTTCGTGTAAGCTTCCTCCAAGCTCTTGGAAAAGGGAGTTCTCAAATTCCCCTTTAGTATAGATAACCCCTTCTTCCCCCTCTGCTCCACCGTAGTCCTCCATTTCGTATAAGTCTCAAACAGGTCAGCCCTCAAGATTGGGTCTTTTCTCTGTAGAGTACGAAGGAAGTCGAGCTTCTGCGTCAGGGTCTTCAGTTGTTTATACTTCTCCGAACTTTTGGTGTTCATACGTATGCCACATTGCTTAGGCAGGTTAACTGCATCACTTTCCTTGATTGTTTTAGAATAAGTGTCAATGTCCTTGTCAGTAAGCTCGCGTAGATCCATTCCTCCCTTTGCCTTCGACTCGGCACGACTCCCGCCCGCCAAAAGGCGTGCGTTGATCGACCGAGAGAGACAGAAAAGTTGGGATGGGTGAGCTTCCTTGTGTGCCGTTTTGGTGAATGAAGTAGTTTTCCTTTCTTCATAAAAGTACATCTGAGAATTAATAATTGCCACATTGTTATGTGTATAATTTTTCCCCAGACTAAATTTCAACCCACAGGCCTTAGTCACCTCTTTCCATTTACTGTACAGACTGCCATCATAGCACCAGAACAGGATATCATCCCCGTTCACGCACATAGGTAATTCTGAAAGTAAAAAGTACTCGTTCTTCTTGAGTAAGCCGTTTTCACGGAAAAACTCTTCAAACGCGACTTTTGTCGCTGCCAAGTTGATCAGGCAGAGTATAGGAAAAGAGGTGGGTGAGCCCATGAGTTGTCCCCATTGTTGTTTGTAATAGGCACCCTTAGCATGGTATTTTAGTTCGTGTTCCGTAAGACATCGCTTTAAGACAAGTTGATCTTCGAGCGGGATTCTTAGACGTTGGCATATTGCTTCATTTGCGAATACGCTTAAGTGCGGATGTAACAAATCAGTCGCTGACTCATAATCCCCAGAAACAAAGAACCCATCTTCATTATGTTTGAAGAAGGGTGAGTTTCCGAAGATCTGACTTAAATAAGCCGAATCACACGGTTGTCCAATAAGTTTACAGTTTAATTGTTTCCGCATGCGCGAATGAATGACCGACTGCCACCTTCTTGCAAGATGGTACTGATCTGCATCTCCCTTTGTTATGGTTCTGACTTTGAATGCTTCCAGAAGTGGAACAACCTCAGCCTGAACACTGTCCAAACCGTATGAATGAAAGCGTGAGCACTTTTCGGCCTCGAAATAAATCTCGGGGTCGTGAGGTACTCGCACTGAACAAACCTTTGTTTTGTATGAACAGTAGGAGTGTAGATAACCCTCATCGGGTTCCGGTAGTGTATAGTTCTCTCCATGTTTAGTAAGGAGGTCTCCCACCGCTCCGCCTTTTGCCCGGCCGCACCTTACAGTGGCGCCGAGTGACGGTAAACGGGAGGGAGGCCTTCGCTCCTCGGGAACTTTCTTCTCTATGACTTTTGTAACCCCTGTGCGTTTGTTTATTTTTATGATAGTGTGATCGTCCTGAACAGGAAGTGGACCGAATATCTCATCGGCACACTGTTCGATAGCTTTAGTTATTAGCTTCTCGTACTCGTCACTTAGTGGATCATCGAGGTGCGGTTCGCATAGGATCTTCTTATGCTTAACCAAATTTTCCTCAATGAAACTATCATCAACCGCTAGGGAGGCGCTTTTTGTTGTATATATGTCCTTAGTGATCATCATCATAAGTTTCTGTATACCAATCGATTTCTTCGGTCGGTAACGTGTCTTACATAGATCAACCCAGGGTTTCGCGATATTCATGTACTTGTATTTCTCAAGTCCTAGAGTTTTAACAAAATCCGGAACTGGTGGTAATTCCTCCTGCTTAAGTGCGGTGGCCCATAAGGTCGCCGAACACCACTTGCAGAACTTTTCCATCAATCCGCATCTTGCTAAAGCGAAATAGACGCCTAACATGTCACTTAGATTAGTGTTCCCCAGAAACGAAGAGAGACCTTCACTGATCTTCCTTCGTGTCAACATCGTATCCCTCTCATTGTCCTCACGTAAACCCACTTCCCATAGTTTAACAGTATTCGCATACCATTGTACCATGTGTTGTGCTTTGACGTAATGGGCGACTGGAGGTTGGTCAAGATTGATCGCCATGGTCGTACTATTGCTGACGAGTGTTTGAATCTCATCATGTCGCTTCATCACTATAGCCATATCCCACGAGGGGAGCACGGCTAGTCCCTGATCAAGTTTACTTAACTTCGACCAATGGACAAGAGATGAAGAGGCAATAGGGGGAATTCGGCTGGGCTGGCCAGGCTCATTTCTGAGTTTCCCCGTTTCCTGAGTGACCGGGTCCGAAAGGACTCCGGTGTTGATTCCCACTTCCGAAGATGAATCGCTTTTTGCAAACTTTGATTGGTTAGCCATGGTTATGGTTACACTGAGATAAGCTTGTAATGGTTCGTGTCTTCGTG